GCGCGATGCGACCGTCTGGAAGCGTGACATAATACCTTATCTTTGCTCCGGTAATGTCTGAGGCGTGCATATAATCGGGGTTGTATTCATAACCGACAATCTCTTCACCCTCTCTATCAAACCCCTTTGTAACCTTGGGTGCGTTGGTATCAATATATGAATCACCTATAGATTCAATAACTTCCTTGCGCTGTTCTTTTGTGAGTTTTTTTCCTTCTTCAAAGCGTGAGGGCTTACTTTCTGCATGGACTTTGCCCTTTTCCGTCCCTGGTATCTCGGCGGCCTGGGTTTCAGCCGGGGTGCCGAACTGTTTGTTGGCCTCATCCATCAGAACGACAAAGCCGCGCTCCGTGTCTTGCAGGTGTTCGGCGTTTTCCGGTAAATCAAGCTGATCAATACTGTCTGCTATGCTCGTATCGCTAAATTCCACCCCGCCCGAATGGGTTTTGTACTGTTTACGGAATATCCTTTGTGCATCGGGGGACAGATTAAAGTATGTTTTCTCCCAAAACTCTCTTGCAATTTCTTGAGGAGAACGGTCTTCTGCGACAATATCTTCAAGGCGTGATTCACCTGCTGCGTCCTGGACTGCTCGCCGCAGCCATGCTTCCACCCGGTTCGGCTTATTGGTTCCTGTTACATCCGTGCTCACAGTGCCGGCCTTCTCCATCCCTTCCATCTCGGCGGTCTTGGCTGCGGCTGGTTTTTCCTGCCAGCCCATAAAGCCCTTAGCGGGTTCCTGGTTGGCAAGGTTAAAGTTCTCTCGTTCCCCGAATCCTTCAAGGGTTCCAGTTTCTTCTTTGGAGGGTTGTTCTTTGGCTTTTTCGGTGGGTTTTTCTGCGGTGGGTTCTTTTTTCTGTGCTGCTAAATTGCTGAAAAAATCTTCGACATCCTGCTGTGCTGCGTCTAACTCTTCTTGGCTAAGGCCCGTCTCGCTTTCAATCTCGCCAAGAGAAACCGTTTCAACACGTCCTTCACTTTCTCTTCCGCCGGCGTCAACTTCGGCAACGGCTTCTTCGAGGTCTGCGAGTTCGGCTTCTGCTCGTGCCCATGATTCTCTTTCATATTCCTTTACCTTTCTATCCAACATCATGCCGGACTTTTCCGGCGGGTAAATGTCTCTTGCCTGGCCAGATTTTATCAGTTCGGCAAGGTGATCGCCTGATTCGATATGATACCCTTCGGCCCGTAGAATAGCAACCCATTCGTCGGGAGACAATCCTTTTTTACTGTCAGATACACGCTTTCCATCAGGGAACTGGCGCATCTCCTTCTGGTTGTAATCCCTGCCCCATTTTACACCCTTGCTGCCGTCCTTGTTCTCCTGCGTTAATCTTCCGATGAGGTTCAACGGGCCTTTGCGTTCTTCCGCTGTCTTGGCCTTCATCTTTGCTTTGGATTCAGCAAGAAGCGCTTCTTCGGCAAGGCCTGGGGTTTCTTTCTTCCTTGCTTTAAATTCGGGCACCTTCTCCGGTCTAACAGAATAATCCTTGCCGTTATCCCCTTTAACCTTGATATTGCCGTTGACTTCTATGCTCTTGACTGTGCCGGAATAGGTTGTTTTGCTGCGAGTCCATGAAACGTGATCGCCAACAGCGGCGGTCGCGCTACTGTCTGACGTTCCCGATGTTTTGCCTTCCGACGAAACTTCTTCCATCTTCCCGGTTTGTATTCGCTGCAATACTCCCGAATAGTTATTTGCTGTGCGGCGCATTTTGCGGTATTTTATGGCCGTGTTTCCGTCTTTATCGAATCCCACATAGCCTTCATGCAACTGGTTCCCGTCATACCGGTAGGTACGTCCATCGGCATCTTTGTATGTAGTAACCTTAACAGCGGCATCCCCCCTATCCACGGTCTTTCCCGGTTCAATGTTCTGAGAAGCCCCAGGTTCGACGTTTGAGGGTGGGGTGGTAGGATTGGATGGGGCTAAATCGGGATATTCGGCTAATACTTCGGGGGGGACAACCTTTTTATCTCTAAGCGCTTTTTTGACAATGACCCTATGTGCCCTATCCCAAACATCACGGTGCGTTCCTAACCCGAAACCCGCCGGAGAATCGTTTTGAAGTTCAGTGCTCCTTTCACTCCAAGCAATAAACTCTCCCTTTGTCATCTCCCAAGGCTGCTTGGCTACCTTTTTCGTGGCGTCAGGAATATGGTCTTTAGGTGCCTCTACCTCCTTCCCATCCCCCGGCGAGGTCTCAACAGCATGGTTCTGTGTGGGCGTTACGGGTGCTTCTGGTAATGAAACGGGTTTCGTTACCAGACTATCAGCTACGGTGTTTTCTGCTGCTATCGCCTCATTTGACGATAGCGTTACTGTTTGTGCGCTTGGCACATCGGCTATTGGATTTAAAGACCTCCCGGACTTCGCATCATCAGCGGCGGCTATTGGAGCAGCACTTTTAACTGTGAGAGGCGCGGGGGGTGTCTGGTTTAACAGGGTTTCGGTTTTTTCTTTTTGCCCACTTTGCAATCCTCCTTCCGTATTTACTTGCTGGAACATATCCGGCGTAACATCGTCGTACGCTCCGAATCCTGCCGCCTTGCTGATCTCTGCCTTGAGGCTATCCACAATGAGGCTGTTCAGTGGTGCGCTCATGGCCGGGTACTTGTCGTGGAAACGGTCTAAATCAGACTTGGTATAAATCCCCTCGTCCATCTTCTGCTTGATAAGAGAAAGGGCATTGTCGCGGGTAAAGGGCTGGCCGTTTACTTCTCCGGCCCTCATGCCCTGGTCGATTAATCCGGTGGGTGAAATGCTCTGCACCTTGGAGATGTAATCTTGAACTTCCGGCGGGGCATTATTAACGTCATGCCCTACACTAGAAAAGTCCTGAAAGCCCATCTTATAGGCAGCAAGCGCCTTGGCTTCATCACCTTGGTAGTATTGGAGCAGGGAAGCAATAGCTCTTGTGCCGCCAGCCAGGTTCTGGTCTGCATCGGTGGTGTTTTCAATCCCCGTCATCCCGGCGATATCCGGGTGCAAATTCATCAATCCGTCCTGAGAACCGTCGGTCTGCATTACGGCTTTCACAAGGGAAGGCTCTACGCCGTTTTGTGTGGCGTGGTCGTTGATAAGAGCGTTAAGGTCAAGGATAGATCGCCCGGTGACGCCCGTTGCCGCTTGTGTCTGATCGGTCGGTGAAACCTTCCTTGCATCCGCTTCGGCGGTCAGAGCAGAGAGGGTGGAAGTGAGGCTTTTATCGTTGGGGTTTTTCTTTATTAACTCGTCAACACCCTGAATCGTTGCGGCGAGGGATTCATCAGTAAGGAATGTATGATTGCCACTGGCGATAGCATCTTCCATTTGTTCAGAAGTTAAGGATGATGGATTGTTATTCGTTCCATCACCTTGAGATAATTTACTAATTATGCCACTGTAACCACCGCCGAACCCGCCCATCACTCCTCCGGCGAGTCCCCCGGTTGCTGCAGCATTCCCCACGCCTTCTTTCCACGGCCTACCCGTGGCGAGGTTCTGTGCAATTTGTTCTTGTGCGGACTGAGGCATCTCTTCAAGAGCGCCTTCGGTTAGCGTAGAACCGGCAATGCCTTTCACTAGCCCTCGTTTGCTTACTTTCTGCCCCCCGGCAAGCATGGTGTCAATGTCGGCGATCCCTAATTTATTGGCGAATTTCCCCGATACCGCACCTATAAGCCCCGTTGCCATGCCTGTTCCTGCGGCGAGTGCGGCCTGTTTTGCTGTTAATAGCCCCGACTTTGATTCCTGCCTGACCTGCTCGGCCATTTGCCCCGCAGATACCGCGCCTTCTCCGGCTGCACCCGCTCCAATGTATATCTTCTGTGCTGCCTTACCGCCTTCCTGAACTAACCTTGCTATCTGAGGGGAAAGCCTTGCGCTACCTTTAACCAACCCCTTAGCTATTGCGCTGCCACCAATCATAGACGGAGCAGATTCAACAACAGAATGGGCAATCGTTGACGGATTTTGGATGGCTGCTTTTGCTGTTTCAACAAACCCGGCGGCCTCTTGTACTTTGCGGTTCGCGGCCTGTTGTTCGGGAGTAAGTAGCGTATCAAGAAATTCTTTTGCTTGTTTTGGCTTATACCCTACTGATTCAAGTGCCTTTCCTACTCTGCCACCTGTTGGAATATCAGCAAGACCTACGAAACCCTCCGGCAATCCTATTACACCCTTTACGCCTGTGATTAGGGGGTCAACTAAAGATCGTCGCAGCAATGAAGATGATGCAGGTTGCGTTTGTTGCTTTGCTTGAGAGGTTAAGTGTCCGATAATCTCAGTATCGGAATACCCCTCTTTCCTTGCACCCATGGCATCGAACTTCCTCTGCCTTGCAAGGTGATCGGCTATTTCGGTATCGGAGTATCCTTCTCTTCTTGCGCCTTCAAGATCAAATGCCATGTTATTTAGCCTCCAAACGATGAAAGAGGTTTGCGTTTCTTGTTCTGTTGTGCCGCTGGTTTAACTCCCGTCTTAGTCCTAAGCCATTGATCAAGGTTGGTTTGATTTCTCGGTGACTGCCCTCTTCTAATTCCCTCGCTATCAAGCTTTTCGTATACAGGGATTAACTGAAGCGCCTTTTTTGATTCCGCATCCGTTGCATTAGTCAGAGACTTTCTTAGGCCCGCGTAGTATTGTTTATTGGCTGCCAGTTCCGTTCTTGTATCCACGCCGCCGCCACTTCGGACACCATCTCTTCCCCCGCCTCTTGCGCTTCTCAATAAGGCGTTGTCTCTTGAAGTCTGGTTTCTTCCGGCTGCTATGTCCTCGCGGGTGGCATTATTTTCAAGCGCTATCCTCTCCCGGCTGGCAATACTGTTAAGCAATCCCTGATACTTGAGCTCACCCAAGTCTTTCCTGTAGTCGGCGTTCGTCTCTGTATTCAGCATCCCCATTCCCGCGTTCAACCATCCCTCCCGCTCACGTTGGCGAGCTTCTGTGTCTGTAAGGAGGAAGCCGTGGGCGTCCATAGACGGCAGCTTGGCCTTATCTATCAGGTTCATGGCGGTTGCCCTGTTCTGTTCCTGTGTTGTCCTTATGTCGTTGCCGTTCTTATCAAGGGGGACACGCTCGCTTCCTTTTAACAGTTCCACTGATTGTCCCGGCCTCCACCCAAGCCACTGGTTGTCTGCCGCCGTTTTGTCCATCGTCAGTTCCGGCTTGGAGTTATCCTGTGAACTTAATAAGTTCGTCCTTGCCTGTGTATCGGGAGTGCTCACCTGTTGCCATTGGTCAGGTTGATCCGCTGAAACCTCTTGGCGCAGCAACACATTTTTGCCCCCTAAAGGAGCAGATTCTTTCCCGAAGGATGGACTTGCGGTGGTAGCTCCTTCCGGCAGGGAAAGACCACCCGCGAGGTTGTTTTGTAACCTGTCGGGTTGCAGTTCCTGATTTACCGGCATCATCTCTTGTGGTGGCAACAGCGATTCCCGAAGCTTCTTCTTGAATTCATCGGCGTCAATGGTGTCCGGTGTGATGTAATTACTGTATCCGTAAGATGCGTTATTAAATGATGCCATAATCGGCCTCCTTAAATTGAACCATTGTAATTATAGTGGGTGCTGGTACTGGTGCTGTCGCTGGTTTTGTTGTCGTAACTGGTGCTGAAGGATGTAGAGCCGCTCGAAGAGTTGTTCGTACTGTAATTTTTATGTTTCCCGTCAGACTCCCCGTAACTCAAACTGGCATTTGTCGCGGCCATGGCGGAAGCTGCCAGTTGTGCGGCTACCCTTGAACCAGCCTCTACCAGCACACCCTTAAGTTTCTGTTGTTCCGTGAATGCCGATAAAGCCAGTTCCGCCTCCTTGATGTAAATTTCGCCCAATGCCGTGGCCCTCTGGACCCTGGCCGAAAATGCCTTGACTTCACTATCAATCCGGCTGGCATCCACCGTGGATTCCGCTTTGTAGGCCTCAATCTGCCCTTGATAAGCCTCAATAAGCGCCGTGATACGGGTCTTTTCCGCTTCTATCTTGGCCTTGTAAGCCTCAACGTCTGTTGAGTAGATAATGGCACGGTTCTTCTGGATTTCACTTTTGATCTGCGCCTTTTCCGTGGCGATAGAGGCTTCGATCTTGACCGCTTCAACCCGGCTCTTGTAGGCGTCGCATTGTGCGGCGTACACCTGCGCCTTGGCCGTTTCCCCTCTGATAGCCGAATCATAACAGTTGAATTGGGCAACGTGGTAATTGACCACCGCTCCATAAGCCTCCACCTTCGTCTTGAAGGCTTCCAGTTTCAGGCGTTCTACATCGGTGCGGACCTTCGCCCCTTCCATTTCCGCCCGGTAGCAGTTGATAAGCTGCTCCACCCCGGCAAGTTGCGCCTTGTATAGTTCAACAAGGGCGTTGTCCATATCAAGGGTGAGCTTCGCCGCCTCAATCTGACTCTTGTAGATTTCCACCTGGGCAAGCGCCGCACGTATCCGGGTTTCATAGACGGCGGCCTGTGTCTTGTAGGCATCCAGCTTGGCGTTGTACTTGGTAACCGCAGCGTTAAAGATAGCGATGGAGGCGTCTATCAGGTGCTTGGCTGCCTGTAACTGACGCTCTGCTATCTGCGACGCATAAGTGATAAGCTGACCTTCCAGGGCGATAGACTGTTGAATGGCGAATTGCGTATTCTGCAAGGCCATTTCCGCCTGTTTGATGGAAATATCCCTTGAGGTCGTCAGTCTGGTGTCGGTGTACTGCTTTTCGAGTTCCTGAAGCTGTGCCGTCAAAACACCATCGGGAAGGGAAAATCCCCTTTCCGCCCATTCCGAAGCAACCCGGTCTTTGGCCTCCTGCAATGCCTGTTCGTCCCGTTCCTGCTGGCGTGTCCAGATTGCCGTTTCAATTGCCGCCCCTAAACCGGTCCCCCCGTTTTCCACATCGTTCAGGAGTTTGGCCTGTGTAGCCTCCAAAAGATCGGAAGTGTATTTGCCTTCTGAGAAACTAAAGGTATTGGTCGGCATTACCAGATCATCCACCGGCATCTCACCATCAAAGGTCGGCATAGTGAGGCTTGGCGGGTCGGGAATACTGGCCTCTTTCAAAGTCGGCAAAGTTGGAAGCGTGTAGACGGGATTTGCCGGAAGCTCCACGTTTCCGATTGCGTCCGGTTCCCCCGGGTCCGTGATCGTCGGCATGTCCGGGCGAGTGGGCAGATTCAGGACTATGGCGGCGACATCGAACGAGGGGATCCCCGAAATAGCGTCTATCTCTATGTCCTCAATCTCTATGGGGCTAGGCGCACTTACGGAAACCATGTCAGTGTCCGGCGTCGTAGGCGCTATGAGACCTTTCGGCGTCATGTTCGGTTCCGCAACGTTCGGCATTTCCTCTACGGTCGCGTCAAAGGTCTCGCTTGCCGTAAGTTGCATGGCGTTTATGTAGGTCAATGCCGTATCATAGGCAGCGTCGGCGTAGGCTTGACAGTTGTCGAAGCGGTCTAATACCGCTGGCCCCGCCATCTCTCCTATGGGGTCTTCACTCCAAATAGCACCCATATTCCCCTCCTTGTTATAACTGGATTTCTAAAAGTCTCTCCCTGACGATATTTACGGCATCGTCAACGCTGGTGGCTATATAAGTCTTGGTCTGCGGTATGCTACGAGAGACACCGCCCACTTCAGTGATTGAGGTAGTTGTCACATTAATTACAAACCCTCCGTTTTCTGAAATCGTTATTGCAATCCCCTTAGCGTTCATTGAAATACCTCCTCTTCCGTTTCTTCTATGGTTGTCCGTTTTAATCTTGCGCATCGCACTTGCCCATCCCAATAACCGTTGTAATTTTTCGAAGAATCAAACGCATCTACCGAGTAGTAGTTGTAATTTTGAAATTTCTCCGAGGCAAAGAATTTTCCGTTAAAGTAATAAATTAAAGAGTTTTCATTGTTAGAACCAGCGTGATGATAATGCGCCGCATAGATAGGTTCTTTCCCCCAATTGTAGATAGCGCAGTCAAGAGTATAGTGTTTCCCCCAACTGGCATCACTCGTATCCTCAGTCATATTCCCTGCCATTTTCTCTATATGGCCGTCGTCGAAGTGTATTGAACTGCTGAAACTATATGTGCTGTATACTTGGTAGTATGGTGGATAATCCCCCCACTCAAAAGACCAACTGCAAGGTGAATATGTTTTGCTCTCCGAAAATTCTGGCTCTGTAACAGCTAAGGTCATCCATTTAGAAAAGTTGGGGAAAACATCTTGTGGTAAGCAGTCTAAAGGATTTGTTACTGTGCAGCAGTCTCCCTGGTACGGGTAGAAAAGTTCAGAGTGATACACTTCCTCAGTAGATTCTTGTGTGTACGTCCAAACACCTTCTACCCACGAACTGCGATTGCTGTAGTCGCTATAGTGCCTAGTGAGTATTTGCTCACCTTGAACCCCATCCTTCTCAAAGTAAAACCAATCATCGCCTTCCCACGAATGAATCACCGTTCTTCTTTGTATACCGTCAGACGGCCAGGGAGCTACAGCAGGGTGATCTTCGTATTCGTCTATATGTGACCAAAGAGGTAAACCGCCAGCATAAAAAGCAGAATGGTACCTTCCTTGCATCCAGTGAAACAACATAAAAGAGTCATTGGTTCCAGTATGCCGTAGGTCCTCTACACCGTAACCATTACTAGCGTAAGCAACTTCTGAGTAGTGGCTCCCACCTTCTGTAGTTCCACTAGAGAATGTAGTATTACCCATCGTTTCAGTATACGCATAAGAAGATTCTATCGTATACCCATCCTGCAACCAGTAAGAAAACGCAGCATTCGGGCCGTGCACATCAGAAGGCAATAAGTCAGTAATCCCATAAGGGCAGTTTCCCGGCACCCAACCAGTATCCGTATCGGTAGATTCAATGCTGTCATCTTCTTCAAGCAGCCACATTTCACTAAGCCTTGGCAACTCTTCCAGTTCGTACTTACCTCCAGCAGTTTCCGTTCCCCATTGCGCCCTGAAACCGTAATATCTATTCCAGTCACTAAACCCATCAAAGTTTTTCGACCCGTCGTTTTTAAAATAGGTGCGGACGTTGAATTGTTGGTCAACTACCAACACCCCCAACAAATCACCCCCGTCATAAGTACCTTCAGCACAAATGCCGAGAAGGAATACCCATTCTTCGGTGGTCTCTTCCTTGACATCTTTGATTTTTCCTTTCTTAACGGGAGGCGGAGGCACTTTTTCTCCCGGCACGACAATCTTGATAATATCCGTTTTCCCCATATTGGAGAGGGATTGCACCTCGATAAACGTCCCGTCGGGATACTGTTTTGTGTATTTCTGGTAAGGATTACCGCCGCCCATCGCCCCATTGACGTATCAGGAACTTCCGGCCCTCCATTTCAAGGGATTTCCGGCACTCTATCGGGCCGTCATATTTGATGATCGGGGTAGAAAGAAGATCACGCATCTAGAGTTTCCTTGCCAGTGGCACAACCGTCATTTCCGCACTTTCCAGTGTGAAATCGCAACCGCTTCTGTTTTCAATCTCAAAGCCCAAGTATCTTGATTTAATTCCTTTTCCGAACTTCACCCGTTCCGTGACCACTTCATCTTTCCGGGGGGTAATGGCAGAACCGCCATAAGTATCATAACCATCCGTGACTACCTTCGCAGTCACGGCGTCATCGGCTGACAATCCTAAGAACAAGTCCTCGATTCCCTTCCTTAATGCCGTGCCACCGTCCTGCAGTCCCGTCCTTGCCTTTGCCCTTATCTTTGTTCCGTTGTCGTCCCTGCCCGTCAGGTTGTAAATTCCGGTGCTGTTTGCGCCCAAGTACCGCCCGTTGAAATGACAGAAGGAGTTAAACCCGTAATTGTCGTATTCCGTCAGAGATTGATTGCTGAGATTCAGGGCCAGGGCGTAGCCAGTCAGCGTTTCGTTGTCACCGTTAATATCAACGAGGATAACGACCTCCGGTGAATACCCGGACACCTGGACTAGCGGTACGGTGATCGAGGCCGTCCCGGTAGTCGGAAAAATCCCCAATCCGTTTACATCGGGGATGGGTACGGTAACAGATGCCGTTCCAAGCGTCCCGGCGTAGGAGGTAGCCGATACCTGGATCAGCGGAATAGATACGCTGGCCGTCCCCGTGGTGTTGTAGCTGCTGGATCCTGATACCCTCGCCAGCGGTACGGAAAGGGAAGCCGTGCCGACCGTGGGCGTGTGGCCAAGGCCGGAAACCGTGGCAACGGGAATGTCGATGGTCGCCGTTCCCAGGGTTCCCGCAAAGCCGGTCCCTGTAATTACCGACAGGGGGACGATCAGAGTCGCAAGCCCACCCTCTTCGCCGGTGATGGAAGCCATCGGGACTTCAAACGTTGCCGTGCCGATAGTGGATTGGAACCCATACCCGGAAACATGGGCAAGCGGGGCGTGGACATCGGCAAGACCGCCTTCCTCACCGGCAACCGCAACAAGCGGAACTTCCAGCAAGGCATTCCCGTAGGTATCGGGAGCAGTCCCGGCAACCGACGGCAGGGGGGCATCAAGCGAAGCATCACCCAATGTCCCATGATAAGACTCCCCACTCACTGAAGGGAGAAGGACATCAAGCGAGGCAGTTCCGGCAGTTCCGGCGCCACTTCCGCTTACTGAAGGGATGAAAACATCAAGTGCGGCATCCCCGGAAGTCCATGCGTAGCCGCTCCCGATACTTACCAGAGGGACAGCTAAGGCCCCATATCCAAGTGTATCACCCATGAATCAACCTCTTAGGAAGCGGGTATGGTAATGTCGAAAGTGGACTGCGTATGCGTCGCACCTGCCGTAAATGTGGTGCTGGAAAGAGTCAAATCTCCACCCGAAGTAGCGCAAGAGCCGTCCAGACGGATCAAGGTTGTTGAGGTTCCATTTGCGTCTGCTTCGGTGGATTCCAGCCGGAAACAACCAGCCGTGCCAGATGCCACATTCACCCCAGACCAGACTCCGGAAGCCTTGGAGAGAACGCCAGCAGTCACGGTTCCGAAAGGCAGACCGTTCACGCCTGCAACACCCGCAACCGCCGTGCCACCTGCCCCGAAAGCTGCATAGGAAGCGGTCATCGTTCCGAGCGTACCGGCGACAACAAAGGTATTCGGCCCTGTCCCGGTCCCCGGCATCGCCTTGATCGTTACAACAGCCGCGGCAGAGGTCGCCATGTACTTCGGCACGGACTCATAAGCGTTGATCTGTGCGGCGATCAGTGCGGCCATGGTGGTGGTCGTCACGCCTGCCGGTGCCGTAATGGTTGCGCCCAAGACCTCCACGCTGTCCACCGTGACACTGGAACAGGTGTTGCCTTCCGCTACTGCCGTGACGGTCATTGTCCCGCAAGACCTTACTTCCTCAGTTCTTGCGCCGGAAGCGAGGGTGCAGGTGCAAAGGAGCGTCCCCGCGACGGCACTATCCGCCGAAGTCGGCTGCGTTCCCGTGTAAATTTTGAGTTTCCCGCCCTCGAACGCCTTCTTGTAGCTGCCGCCCACTGCCAGAAAATCCCGTAATCCCGTGCTCTGTCGTTCTGCCATAATTCAAATTCTCCTTTTCAGTTGTAAAGTCGGGTAACTAACTGCAATCTGTCAGTTTCTTCCCGCACAAAAATTGCGCCCCGCTTTGCCGAGGGGAGCTTGTAAGTTGATGAAGTCATAGAGATTACCGTTCCATCGGACATCCCCATGCAAATGCCGTCTTCAGTGGTGAAAAAGGCCACTGATCCTTGAATTTCCTTAGAGAATAGTCTCCCCTGGATGGAGAGGTCCGAGCCGGTGATGGCGGCCTTCCCGACAGTCTTGAGAGACGCTTTGTCCGGGGAGGGGCCAGACATGAAGAACGTCTCGTCTGCGTCGGAGATAAAGAGGCCGCCATCCACGGGCCGGATCGTGCGAATGTCCGAAGGGAACTGTTTAAAACCCGTTCTGGTATCCACTCTCCCGAAGGCCATGGCGTCGGTGAACCACAAGACCGGCCCTTTGGCGATATAGAGCCTGCCGTTGAAATGCCTGATAATCTGTCCGGGGGGAGGTGAGATTTTAAAGGTCACGCCCGGATCGGTGAAGGCCTTGTCCGTCCCGTCCTCGATGTAGCCGATAACTACGCCATTGGTATAATAGACTGTCCCGTTGACTGAAACATAAGCCATGGTGCTGTCGCCTACGTTGATCCTTAAAGTGGTTTCTGACCAATCGGTGTTGACCTGGTAGAGGTTCCCGCCTTTCACCACCAGACAGATAGAACCGTCAGACCAGAGAGAATGATAATTGCCGGTAAGAGTTGAAATATCATCGTATCCGTCCCTCCTTGTTAATCTTCCGGCGTCGTCAATATCCACGTTCCGGGCGATAGACAGTTCTTCCGGTTTCAGTTCTTCCGGTCTTTGGCGGGTGTTCAGCCCTTTAAAGGATTTCCATTTGAGTGCGGTTTCGGCCATCTTCTATCCCTCGAACCAATAACCATTGGAGTCTTCCAGAGCAGTCGAATCCATGAAAGCCCGGTCTCGTCTTTCCGTGTCGTTGTGCTCCATGGCCTCCTGTAAAAAGGCATTCCATAGCTGTAAATGGTACTGCGCCATCTGCGGGTTTCTGGTCTGCGAATCAGGTTTAGAGAATGCCGAGGCAAGAACGCCGTCATATAGGTTATCAATCCACATCAAGGGAAATTCGATATTGACAGGGGTAGCCTTGGCAATATCCGCTATGGTGAGTTGAGCCGAAGGTAAGCGTGTCACATCAAGAGATAAAGTTCCGTTGGTGCCTGGGGTTGGATGAAGGGTAATATAGCCTGCCGTGCGGTCTACAATGTAATAAAGGGGATCGTCCGATGTATCCGATTCCCATTCTGGATAGGTGGCGTCCATATATGAAAGAGTGCGTCTTAAAAGAGGCGTTTCCGGGTTCCACATGCCTCTTACCCTCTTTACGGAGATCACCCTTGAATCAAGGGCGTAATCTTTCGTGGAAGCTGTGACAGCGATAGAGCAGATTAACGCCGTGGTATGGTCAAGATAGTGTTCTGTCCTGCGGGCGAACTCATTTATGCGCCTGTTGAGGTAAGAAATAAGGTTGGTATTAGACCAAAGATAAGGAGTGGTTTCGTCGTCCAGTGATCCGCGGATAGTGCTTAATGCTTCGTCAAGAGTCACAATAAAAAAGCCCCCCAAAATTGAATTGTTATGTTCAATCTCAGTGAGGCCTTAAGGGCGTGACTGACTTATCCGCTCCGTGCGTCTATAAGAGGGACGGAGGGACGTGGTTCTAATTTTGGTAATACTACATCTCTCTCCATAAAAAATCAACGGAAATCAGGTCTTGAACTGCTTTTACCGCAACACAATCGGTTCTTTCCAGGTCAGACATGATAAGGTTATGTGCAAGCGTGGCGTAGAGTTTTCCAGGCACAACCGGTGTGCGTAGATCGGTGCCAACAAGAACAATGTTCCCCGGCTCAAGCTGTATCTTTCTGGCAACACTCAGGCCAATATCACTGCCGGAAACGGTAAAGCCGCCGGAGTCCAACGAAATAAACAACCCATTCCATAACTTAACGTCTTTACCTGCCAGAGAGAAAGAACCGGAATCAATCGGCAATTTTCTCGTTGCCTGTAAGGAAATGTCTGTGCCGGACAAAGCAACACTGCCAGATGAAATGGAGAACGTAAAGCCTTTGTGCAATCCCACAACCTGCCCGGTAAGGGATAAAGCCCCCGAATCGGCAAGCAGTTTGGCAAAACGGGTCAACCCAATATCTGTGCCGGTAAGGGAAATATCGCCGTAAAGGGCCTGAATTCTCCTGTCTGCTTTGAGCGCAACGGCGGTCCCTGATAGTGAAACGCTACCCGAAGCCGCGGCTATCTTATGACCAGCCTCAAGGGAAACACCCGTGCCAGATAGATCAATTTTCCCTGATGTGACAGGAATGGTCCTACCTGTCTCGAGCGTGGTTGCCGAACCGGACAAAGAAAAGGCGCCCGAAGCCAGCGATAGAGTAAACCCTTTTCTTAATTCAAGCGAGCCACCCGTAAGGGCGATGGTACCGGAGTCGATAGGGAGATTGGTTGCGCGTTTTAAGCTGAGCGCCGCGCCTGCCAGGGAAATTTCCCCTGTTGTTACTTGAAGTTTTCGGCTTGTAAGCAGGTTTGCGGTTGTTCCTGATAACGCAAAGCTCCCTGATGCAGCATCGATCTTCCTTGTGGTCCTTAACTCTACTGCCTGCCCTGATACTGCAAAGGAGCCCGAACCAACAGACATCCCATAGCCAGCAGAATAATCCAACCCGACATCTGCACCCGTTAAGTCATAAGTGCCGGGTTCTAAAGATAATTTCCTGTTGGCTTTCAGCCCGACATCTGTGCCGGTTGTTGTAAAAGAACCAGATTCTAAAGGTATTTTTCTGCCAGATTTAAGATTTACATCCGTGCCGGTTACAGAAAATTCCCCCGATGCAGTGGATAGTTTTCTGCCAACCTTTAAATCTGTATCTGTGCCAGCAAGAGTTAATGCACCAGACGCGACGGCAAGGGTATATCCGCTACTCCCTCCCTTGGTTAGCGTAACATCCGTTCCAGTTAAAGAAAGGCTGCCCGAACCTATGGAAAGTCTGTATCCGGGTTCATACGCGAACTGGACGTATATCTCAGAGACTTCAAACTTCGCAGGTTCCTCATAGGCAAACTGTGAATATATCTCGAAAATTTCAAGCTGGTCGGCCATTAACTAACCTTCTTCGGTAAGCGCGATATTACGTGCAACCCATTCTTCATCGGCTATTGCGCCTGGTCCCCAACCCTTGAAATCCTTAATTATCTCGTCGCCTGTTTTTGTTTCGGATATCGAATAAACGCCTTCAGCCGATTTCAGAAGATAAAAAACTTCCATTGACTCTGACCGTCCGTTTATTGCCGTAATGATTGCCTGTGTTTGTGCCGCTATCGTCGCCATAGTCTTGTCTCCTATGCTGTAGCCTTGCAGCCGATTTCCAGTGCGTTAAAACCACTTTCGGTAAATGCTAATCCTGTATCAGGGTCAGTTTCCCAGATTGCGACATGTGGCGCGCCGAAAGATGATGGCGGACTAAAATCAGCGCCGTTATCGTAATCAGTTGTACCTGATCTCATAACTGCCCGTAAGTGGGTAGGCGTGGGAGTCCCAGCATACATAGCATTCATTTCCACCTGTACCGCAGCAATGCTATTAACTGATTCAGTGATGTTAGCAAGGGCAAAGGTGTCAATATTGTTAGTTGTGTTGGTATGGTTGTAGTCGGAGCTGGCTGGTGGTATTTCATCCACACAGGAATAGTTTGCACCAGTAGAGGGTGTCCATTGAGTTGTTGTCCCTGCTCCAGTGATTGCCTTGCCACCGACACGCAGATTTTTTGTGATGTCAGTTGTGGAAACAATTACATCGTCAAAGTAGGCGTAGCTAGTAGTGGTAGAAGTGGTATAACCAAATCTAAGAGTCATTACGTTTTCAAGCCCGGCAGTGGTATCACCAGAATATGAAACCTCAGCAACACCATTAAGATAAACTGTAATATCACCACCAGAATCCAGGGGTTTATAATGGACTTTCAAAAAATACGTAGTATCTAGGGAAATATATGTAGCTCCCGTAGCAACAACTGTGGCGTTGTAAACACCCACTCTGATTTCTAAAAGACCACTTGTCAAATTACGGTCTATTGTTAAGATGGGAGTACCAGCACTATCTTTGAATTGAATAATGCCGTTATTATAGTTAGTAGCTTGTGCTATCCGATACCGGAAGGTTGCATACAATTCCGAATATGACGTACTAAAAGTTTTTTCAATACAATTCATACCACTACTCGCTTTAATCACATAACTCCCACTCATATCCAACCCAGACGATGAATAAGCTGTTGCGTTGTTTACCACCGTCCACTGGTCTAATGAGTTTTTTTCCGCGCCATCCATAAAGATGATAGCCATAACTTACCCCTTTATGTCACTTAAGCCAATGTCAGCAATGAGGCGGTTACGTCAATAGTGAATGTCTCACCACTTGCCAGCGTTATTGAAGAACCGTAATCCCAATAACTGACGAGAAGGTCCGTGGCCGATGTGTCGTTATAGAGGATGGCATACCGGAAAGGCCCGATTCCTCCCGCCGTAGCTGTAATCACGACATCCGTGGTGCAGGCCAGCGTATAGGTGCCTCCCGTCTGTGAAGACGAATCAATTGTGGCCGAATGGCCTCCTTCGGTGTAGCCGTTTGCTGCGGCAGGAGGCGGGTGCTTGGTAATCGGGTCAAAAACCGTATCGGTCGCCGCCGTAGGTGCAGTATTGGTCAAAGCGAATTTCAGTGTGTCCGACCCAAGGTTGTGACCCGCTTCCGCAAGTGCCTCTACGAACGTATTGAACTTTACAAAATCTGCCATTTTTCTACTCCTTTTTTATATTAACTAGCTTAACTTTTTTCTCCAATTGCCGATCTAGCATCTGCTCTAACCGGCACCTAGCATCCTCTTCTTCTTTCGCGTCCTCGTTACACGGAGCCTCTGCCAGGTTTTTTTCTGGGTACCAGCCTATTACCGCCAGCGTGTGCTTGTTATCGAGTGGCACGACATAGTACATAGGCCCGACATAATCACAGCCCAACATGATGATTTTACCAACATCGTCCCAATTGGTTTTAACTCTATCGTCCAAGCCGTATTTAAAATTAACAACTTCCATAGTTTCCTGCCGTATCCTTCCCCCTAGGATGTTCTGATGGTCCGGTCGGTGTAAACGGTGAACATCCCGTAGGCGACGGTGTGGACCTTCCCCGTTGCCGTCTTGATCTGCACATCATAATTGTAATCTCTGGGCATTAACGCCGCCGTCTGTGTATTGGTGAGGGTTAGCAGGGTATTGCCTGTAGTCGGTGCGCTGTGGCTTGTCCAATCCACCTTAAGAATGGCCGAAGCGTCCGCATCCGTGTCAAAATTTTTCAGGGTGAAGAAGGCCGTGGCCCCGGTGATGTCATAAACGGCCTTGGTCCGCGCATTGTAGGCCGTAAGTTCCCACTCGCAATCATCGCCCCGGAAACATTCAAGGTTGATCGGTTCAAGCATGTGGACTCTCCTTTATTTGATAATCCCCCCGCTATGGTAGCCGGGGGGTCCCAGGAGGGACTGAGAATAAAATCGTTACGCCTCTGCTGCGGCCTGCGTTACGCTTGCGAAATCGTCATACTCGATCTGAATAATGACGTTTGACGCGCCGCCGAGAACCGTAGTATCAAAGGCTATCTTGATCTTTGTGTTCGCTGCCGTTGAGGAATCAGGGTCGAAAATCAAATCCTTATTCGTGGTATCGGGTACGCCATCCAGTGCCGTGCCAGCGGCCGTATCGCCAGTGGGAACGGTAATTGTATTGACCGCCGTAGTGCTTCTGGAAAGAATGATTGTCCCAGTTGCAACCAGCGTTGCGTTAGCGATAACTCTTGCCGAATGAACAACTCCACGGCACGGAACGGGATAGTAATAATCCTCAACTCCGCCGGCGCTATAAATAAAAATATCGATATTTTTCATGCTATGTTCTCCTATCCTGTTAAGGGTTAGCTACTGCTTAATTCTCTTTTATTATCTGGCGGTTACGCTGCCGGAGCTAAGATGCTAAGACCTGTGGTCGCATCCACCTGTGTTCCGTGAGAACGATCCACGCAGAAATTTCCGCTCCACTCGTCTGCCGTACCGCCGTAATAACAAGCCTGATGGTAAAGGCTTCCAAGCATGTTCTGCGTAACGATATTGTAGCCCTGTGCCGCGCCATGAACGTCAATGCCCAATACGGTAAGGGTGGCCGAATAAGTCCCTGCCGCAGCTAGGCCGCCAGCCGGAAGGATATTGCCCATGATGGTGCTCTGCTTCATCGGGGCTACGATGTGGTTCAGATTGCTCTGGAATTTGTTGCCTTCGATAATCATGCCGCTGATATCCGCAGCGCCGGAACTCTTTATTGCCGTGCCGTAAGTTGCGGTATTCATATACAGAAATTCGTTATTGATGATCCTCGTGTTGTCGCAATCGCCCGTGGTATAGATTGCATACCAAGAAGCCGTTTTTCCCTGAAACCGGCAGTTGTCGATGATCGAATACGTCCCGCCCGCGATATAGACGGCGCAGGGAATGCCAGCACTGTACGCCGGGGGTTGAAATCTGATATTACTTACGCGGTTGCCTACTCCCGTGAGAGAGAGGCATTTGGCATCTGCCGCACCTGTCCATCTTGCCTGATAGGGGCCTGTTCCGGCTCCTATGTAGGAAATCCCCGCCAGGTCGGAAGTGACTGCCTCCGAGAATGATCCATAAATAAAGATTCTATCCCCGGCGCTTGCCGCTGCCTCTGCTTCGGTAATGGTCTTAAATGCTTTTGCCCAGGACTTGCCCGATCCGCTGGTCGTTACGGAACTGTCGCAAAACCAGTCGTTTCCGTACTGCTGGTAAAGCTGAAAATCTGATAAAAGCCGTGAGGATTTGCGCCCCCCTATTGTAAGTACTCGTTCTGCCATTGCTTGTTCTCCTTAATGACGGGCCTCAAGTAACACCCATCGAGTTCAAAGGTTTACGAAGTGGGGATAGAGTTACATCCCTATCCCCTTAATGGTTACTCAGTCGCTACGGTCAGGCCAGTGCGAAGAATCTGTAGCTTCCTGTTTTTACACAGAAGGTTCCCTCTCCAACGGGTATTGGCCGATAGAACGTCAGGCTGGCCCAGGACTTCCTTGCTTACCCATACCGGCGTGGTGAAGTTGTAATCCTTGTGCGCTCTCAACTCCAAGTAGCGGAGATTCAAAGCGTAGAAATAGCCGGCGGTGACTCCGGTGTCGGCAACAATAGGCGCACCCTTATGGGTGATGTTGTCCCATCCTGCCTCTACTGCCTTACTGTCCTTGTATCTCTGCTGCGGGTGCAGGGAGAGTTCGTAACCGTCCAGAAGGGTCTGTGTGGTTACACAGAAATCAGGCACGTACTCGGCAAAGTTTCCCATTGCCGGTTTACGAAATACCTCCTGAATGGACTCAAAAGAGATGTCCGCTGCGGTCGTGATAACCGAAGCCGCCCAATCTGCCATAGCCGCCTCAGTGATGGAACCGTACGCGGTAGAGGTCGTGGTATTGAACAGGTCGCCCAGGCCGTTGATGCTGTCCGAATCCGCAGCCGCAGCGATTACCTGTGAGGCTAGATCAATGCGGATCGCCTTCTTGATGGATTGCATGTACTGTTTGGTGAGGTCGATTATGGCCTCTTCCCCGCTGTTCTGGGTTTTGTCGTCCAGGTTCAGAGTATTGGAACCGTAAGCGCCTGCCCATCCGAAACGGGCCGCGTCGATGATGTCCACCTTGGACTGGTTGATGACGGTGTTCTTGCCGTAAGAACCGCTGTTAGAACTTGCGTATTCCAGGGGAACCTTAATCATCAGACCGCCATCCACGGTTTCGTGTGCCTTTACTTCCCAATTATCCCGCGCAATAGCGTTGCCCATAAGCTTCCACAAAAGAGGGGAAGCCTTGGAAACGATGTCCACGGGTTCAGTGTTCGCCCAATAATATCCGGTTGTTGCGTTAAGCTGATTAATTAAGCCCATGATATTTCTCCTTTTCTATCCGGGAGGATTAGCCTTGATTCAAACCGCGTAAAGCGGCGAGCATCCCGGCATCCCTGTCCTTCCCGGTTGCTTTGGGGGCTTTGGTCTGCTGCTGGCCCGGAGATTGCCCCTTGACAATCACCTTGCCTGCCTCATCCTTGCCCTTGTTGAGGTCGATTAGACGTTTGTATTCCGCGTTCTCCTGTTCGAGGGATTGTGCTTTAGCTGCGGCCTCGTCTCTCTGGATTTCGCGGAACGCCACTAACGGATCGCTCATGCCGTGCTTGTCATTGGCGATATACTCACGTATTCGCTGCTGCATTTCCGGCGTGTTGAAGGTAGGGTTTTCACGGTAGAAAGCATCTCTCGCCGCCTTAGTGTCCCGGTCGGAAAGTTCTCGTTTAAACATCTCCGAGGCTGCACCCAGCGTCTTTTCATGCTGCGCTGCGGCGGTGAGCTTGTTGGACTTGGCAACCAGTGAGGCCAGGTTTTTTTGATAGCCTTCCTCCATCGGGTCAAGCTGCTGTATCTGTTGCTCGATAGCCGATATTTCAGTGTCATAGTCCGGGCCTTGGTTCTGTTGAGTAGCAGCCTGCTGCCCTTTTCCCATCTGCTCCTTCAGGAGTCCTTGGAGGGTTTCAGCCTGGGTGCGGTAATACTCTGCATCCTTGCGGTGCGTTCCGAGCTCATTGCCCTGTTCACCAAGTTTCTTTTCCAAGCTCTGATAGGCTGCCGCCAGTTCTTCCGGGCTTTTAAACGTAGTCCCGGCGATTCCTTCTACGGCTGCGCCTTCCCCCGTTCCTTCATTTGCTGCTGATCCGTTGTTTTCCATTTCGCTGCTCCTTTGCCCCGGAATCAGTTGGTTTTCGGCTACCCTTTTCAGGACCGGCGGCTGATCTCCCCGGTTGGTTATATGGTTAAAATAAAAAAGGCCCGGAGATACGGCACATTGCTGTGTTATCCGTACTCCGGGCCTAATGAAATCTCCGCTAGGAGGTCGTTAAGAATCCGCTATGTTAAACTATTACTTTAAATCCTCTCTCTCGCCTGACTGCGGAAATAGGCATCCCTGATTCCGCCGTTGTTGATATTCAATTCAATGGTAAGCTCAAAATTACCAGTTTTTTTCTTATCAAGCAAGGGAAATATATAGTTTTTTGCCGCAATCAGGATATCATCGATCTTGCGTTGCTTATCGTCGCTCATATTACCCCGCCGCTATCAGGTTGTGGTCTTTAAGGTGCTTTTTCCACTCGCCCCGCGTTTCAATAGGCTTCTCCCAATCGAGCCTTAAAATCTTATTGGCATCGGCCATCCACTTCACATCGCCGTCGGTATGAACGGCAGTGTGTGAGAGAATCTTTTTGGCTGTCTTGCCGCATGAACATTTGATTCTGTCCGGGCATTCGGCCACATGGTAGAATCTTTCGGTTACTTTACGGCATGTTTTGCATTTAAATTCGTATAGAGGCATATCTCCTCCTAAGAAATGATTTCCCAATCCTCAGCCAGCATGTCGGTTTGAGAGGCCAGCCAGCCAGGTTGCCATTTCTTGTCGGCGGTCCACATCACAATGTACGGGTTGCAGTTCAGCGGGACATCTACGCCGATATGCTTCGCCGTCCTGTCGTTTACCTTCGCTCCTGGTTCTTGACTTGAAAATGGCGGCAAATTCAGTTCTGGCATAAGAACAAGCCACATTCCCTTGCCGTTCCATCCCTTACGCGCGACCTTTTTACCTGTCTTCAGCAGTTCAATGGCCATCCCGAACGTCATCCCGTCAATTTTGCGATACGCTTTTTCAAATGGGGCTACCGGGCTCCATGACGTATATCCGTCTTCGTACTGGACCTTATAACCAGGGTCTCCGACTTTTGAATTATAAATGCTTTTCTGGCATTCCTGCGGTTCCGCTTTAATGATTTTCAACCCAACGTATGTCTGCATTTTCTCTTTCCTCCTGAATTTAATTTATTGTTCCCTGCATGGCCCGCGGCGTTCCCGGCTGCGGCTGGCTGGACCCAACCTGCTGCGCATTTCCCGGCCCGCCCTGGGGCTGCATTAAAGATTGTTTCAGTTGTATCGCGTATTCTTGTGGTAAACCAGCCTGGACTAAGACACTCAAGGCGGTATCCAACTGGCTTTCGCCTGTGCGCTCGATGATCTCTTTCCACCGCGGGAAATTAAGTGTTTCCAGTAGCGCCTGTTTGTCGATGAATCCAGCCGTTGCCAACTGCATGGCCTGTTCCTGAATCTGCAATGACGTTCGCGGTGTTGAAGAACCACTCTCAACACAGAAATTGAATCGCCTGCCGACATAATCAACCGGCCTGAAGGTAATCGATTCACCGCCCACCTGAACTGAATCCTCTTCCGTCCCGAAGTTCTGCCATATCCCGATCGCCCACCTGCTACGTTCTTCCGCTATCCGGTCAATGGCTGAGGTCTTGGATTGCATCAAAACTTGATTACGTTCCTGCAGGGCGACAATGGCACTGGCCGCCGTCACTCCCTGGGGCACCACGCCCCTGTCGGCATCCTCGATCTGATAAACCCGGTCAAACATCTTGATTATCAGGTCCAGCACCTGAAAGAATGTCGTCGGCAGGTTCGGAATCTGCATGAACTCAATGCGGGCATTGGGAACGGTAGGCATCAGGACTATTCTGCCGGAATGGTTGATGGGTTTCTCGATCATCTCCCTGGTGATACCGCAATGTTGCTGGATAATCAGCGGCGGTGCCATGACATTAATCACATAGGCCACCAGCTTGGTGATAATCAGGTTAACCTTTTGAATCAGATCCCCAACCTGTTCCGCTGCAGAAAATCCCCAAATAGAAACACCGTCGCTGTAGGAATTGGCGATATAAACCGGCAATCTCCCCCATGGGTAGGTGCTTGATACGTCTGCGCCCTGCTCTATGTGCCTGTAGTTGATGTTTGGATTAGGGCAATCATCCAACACAACCCATCCGCACTTGATATCCGGATCGTCGGTCTTGCTGATAGTGATCTTCCTGATCCCGTCCGGGCAAACCTTCTTTTTTTTGCTGGACTCTACGATCTGGGGAATGCCCTGGTCATCAATGACCTGCTCCCCGTTTTCATCGAGCAGTGGGACCGTAACCTTATCAGTGGTTTCCCTGTTGTCTCTAACCCAGACCTCAATGATGATCCCACGCTCGATCTTTTTGTCCGTGTCTTGACTGCTTTTGCCCGTGACTGTCATGGCGCTTGCGTAGTTGCCCAATGGTATATTGCTGCCAGACTTCCCGGCCTCTTCCCGGCTCTGCCCCATCAGCTCGTAGGATTCATCGGGCGCTATCTTTTTGATATTGAAATTGCTCTCTATGCTGCTCACATAATCCAGATACGCAAAACAGACATACGGGGCTTCTGTGGCGATATCCGACCAGTTGCCGGGGGCAGGGAAGAAACTGAAAGGGTCAGTGGTAAGGATGTCAGGTTGATTGGTATCTGGATTGCGGACGGGCTTTTCGATTGTGATCCCGTAAATTTCCATCTGTCGTGCGGAATCGCGGGTCTTTTTCTGCATGTCCGCATCGTTCCACCACTTCTTTAGCTGGACCGACATCACGTTTTCAAATCCATCCTGTGTGCCGTCCAGATCCACAACCTCGCCAGTCGGGATACGGGCGGTAATATTGCTGACGGTGCGTTCAATGTTGGAAAACAGGAGATTGACGGGCGTGAGGGTAGTCTTTTTCTGCGTGTATCCCTTCCTGCCCTGCGTGATGTTGTTCTGTGTCTTGCCGCGATAGAGTGCGTAATTGTCAAGGAATTGTTGGGGCTTATTGAGACGTTCTTTTTCCAAGTGGGCGATAGAAAATAACTCATACGCAAACTCAGCTACGTCGGCATGGCCGCGTGGAGGTACATTGTTTAGGTCCCATTTTTCGTCTATCATTGAAAAAGCCTCATCAAATGGATTATTTAACTCACTCAACGAGGCTTGCGCGTGGTTGATTTAACTGCCTATGCGTCATAAAGAGGGATAGGCAGAGAATTAGATTGTTATTCCTTAATTGCGTCCTCTAATAGTTTCACTATCATCTTTAGCCCGCGGATCAGGATTTGAGCTATCTGTTTGCCGTCTTTGCTCATCGTTTCCCCTTCTTCTTAGGTGTCTCAATAGGTGCTTCCTCAGTCATGTAATCTTCCGGGAATAGCGCCCGGTAAACCTCGGCAATCCTCGCCGTAGGGACCTTGACAATCAGACTGCCGGAATGTGCCAACTGCCCCAGGCACTCAGGACAGGTCATTTCCGCTGCTTTAGTCCCTTTGGTTGTCAGCCAGTCAATGTGCCAGGGGACTTTAGACTTAACCATGCCGCCGTTTGGTGCCTTGGTCGGGTCGTACTTGCCTGTAGTGAGGAAAAGAACCCTCTTGCATTGTGGACACTGGACCTGTAGGCCGCTTAAATCAGACATCACTTACCTCCAAGGCCGCAAAAACCTGTATCTCTTTCGCTGTTATCCCATCTCCACATCATACAATCCGAGGCACAGCACTCTCCCACTCGCTCTCCTTCATACATATTGCAAGGGCCTTCCGCTGGAAAATCGTCGTTTTTGCTAAAATATTTTCTCACCATCGGGCACCATCTTTCCTTTGCTTCAACTTCGGTTATGCCTTGATTCATTCCTTATCCCCCTTAAACTTGCCCATAAATTCTTCGACCCGTTCCATGACCCTCTTGGCTTCCGGGCTCTGATCGGGAAACTCTGTCGCATCATCAACATCGGGTATGCTAAAAACTTCACCCTTTGGTACGCCACCAAGGAAACGCTCACCCGGCACGGCACGGCTACCCTTGAACATAAGCCCGGCACCGGCTACAACGCCGATAATAGCGACAATGGAACCGAAGGCAACTAAGGCTATGGTTTGATAGGTACTCTCCATTTACTCATCCTCCTGGATTGTGAATATATTTTCCCTGCTTGTGTCCGCCCACATGGTGCGGCTCAACAAGCTATGGACTAAACCGCCTACCGCCATTACAGCCGGATCATCCCTTCTGAACTCCCTCAGTTTGTTCTTTAGAATGTCATTTCCGCCGAAGTAAAACCTTACCCTTGACGGCACGATTACCGACCGTAGAGACCTGACGTAATGGTCAAACGCCTTCGGAACATAGAAATCATCGGGTGGAATTATCAGGATCGCGTTGTCTGCCATTACCCTAACCTCTCATTGTATAATGCCAGCGCCGTGATGAATCTCTCCGGATCCCCCATGAACGCCTGTAGTAGCCCCCTATGGCACCCGAATCCATACTCTGTACGCAACCTGATAACCTCATCCAGCAGCGTAGGCACATCATAACTCTCCACCTCGGCCAACAACTGAACTGCTGCATCCTGTATCGGCTTACCCTCTGTCTTGGGCTTGATTATGCCGACTATGCCAACGTAACCTGGCATGCCTTGGTCTTTGTCGCTGACCTCTGTGGGCCAGCCCAGGCAGCCATATAGGTCGTAATATAACTGCCCGGTCTCCTGGTTTTCATACCAAAATGGCCTCTCTACGAGCGGTTGCCCAGTGACAATAGACTCGTCAATCCGGGCCTGTGTGAGTTCCCATGCAAAGGGGTGAGTTATTTTCTGAACCTTTACCGTCATAAACTAAAACCACCAACCGGCATATTTGCGGTAACAAGGAATGCAATCGGGTTCTCTCTTAGCCCTACGACGTTCAATCCGATGCTTCGCTTTCTTCTCCCACTTGTAATCGCCGCGAGTACGTTTGCCGTGCTTATATGCCCAGCGTTCTATCTGATCGAATAATTTACTCATCTGGGGGAAAATCCTTAAAACCCTCGTCTGTATACCCAACCGCAAAAACAATAAACGCCGATGAACCGTGTGATGTCCAATCGTGTAACGGTCTGTTACTCAACACCTTCTTGCTCTCGTCGTACTCCGCCTTGTAGTTTTCCAGGGCGTTAATACCGCGCTCACACCGCTTTGCGTCGAAACAGCACGAACCCAAAATGTTACGCACTGCCGGAATCTGATAATTGATAATGACATCCATGTTGCGGGCGCGTTTAACCACAATTACCGGGTTAATCCCCAACCCCTCGGCCACCTCCTTGCGGCTCTGTGCTATCTCTGAATTGGTCATCTCCCGCGCATTGGCATCATGTGGCATATAGTGATTGCCGTACTCATAAGGCTTGGCGTGCAAATGCTTGGCATAATGCTCCAATCCGTAACCGCTGGCCTCATAGTAATCGATAACGTGGTGCTGCTGGCCTATGTGCTGGATGAACCAAATAGACATTGAATCATCGACGCCCAGGTCCCAAAACGTATCGACCTCAATACCGGGCTGATGGGGCACACTGGCAATCCTGCCATCCTTACGGGCCTTATCCATCTGCTTGGCAAAATAGGCACCCAACACGGCACCAGCAAAACTACAGAAATATTCCTGCTCATACATCGCAATTCCCATCTCTTCGCCAAAAGCGCCTATCAGATCGGCCTTGATGCCCTCTAATTGCGCTGGTGTGAATACCGGCGTATCATCTGCCGTCAACCGCTCAGCAAACCAGCCAGGTGTTTTCAGCGCGTGGTCATAGAGGCTTTTGAGATGATTATTGCCTCTCGATGTAGAGATAAACACAGCCCACCCGCCATTTTCCTCCAGGATCGGAGAGAGATAGGCCCATGAAACAGGATCGGCCAGGGCATACTCAGAATAGATAATGCCGACAGGCGGCGAACCAACCAGCGCATTGAAATTGTCCGATCCTACCAACTGCCACGAGGAACCGTTGGTAAACTCAATCCTCATGTCCGTCTGACGGGTAGAGGCCCGGATTGCTGCCGGAAACGCCTCGTCTATCCTTAATTTTCCTGTATGTGGGTTGACGGCCTCAAAAATTGCTTTCCTGCATTGATTGTATTGGGGGAGCATGTGCCAGTAATTGCCGACCTTCTGCTGAGCTTTTTTGGCCGTGAAATGCAGGGCCACATCGTCCTTACCCCATCTTCTATGAGCGACCTCGACAGCCCTTGTGCCGCCATTCTGCAAATAGGTCCAGAGCGCCATCTGATCGAGGCGTGGAATCCAGTTATTTGGTATTCTTAACGTTCCCATTGTCCCCAATCACAAAATTAACTAATTCTATTTTCACTGGTCCATTGTCGGACCCTGTAATTTCCTGCTGAACCTTGTCGCCGTACTTTTTCGGCTTGAGCTTCGATGCAATCCATTTCCGGGTATCAACCATCACACGTTTCGAATTAGCATCCAGATCGGGATCATCAGATATAGAGATCATTTCATTGACCATCAATTCTGATTGCGCTTCTTTCGCGCGTGCGTACCGCTCAACCAATTCCTCGTCTTGATTCAACCATCTATTCCAAATGGTCAGCGATATGCCGTGTTTTTTACAGGCTTCGCGTGTTGCCATAGATGATGATTCTTCAAACTCTGCCAGAATAGAATCAATTAATTTGGGTGTTTTTTTCCCATTCGTTTTCTGATTTTTCACAAACTGATACCCCGTAGAAATTTGTTTCGGCATGTAATTGAGAGCTTCATGATCATCAATATCGTCGCGGCTACCGGGCTAACATGAGATGTATTTATTTCGCGGCTACCATCCCTTCCGCGTTTTGTGCCTACCCTTTTCCAGGAGGCGCGATATATCAAATCAGAGGTCCGCGTTTTGTCCGTTACACCGGGGCTTATTGCCCTGCCCGGTCGATCGGCCTGCCGGAGTCAGCAGGCTGATGATTTTTGCTCTTGCATACATATATACGCCCGGTTTTTTGCCAATTACGTGTATGACCACGTATGACCACCTGAGATACACAGAATGCACATCTTTTACCCTTGACAGGGTTTTTGGGGAGGGCAAAATTATCTATTTTGGTAGGTAAAAACTACTAATCTTTTTCTATTGACAAAACCCAACAATAGGTTTATAAGTGTAATCAAGATTAAGACAAAAACAAAACGGAGGCGGAAGCCAATTACGGAATTAACGATTAAACCTTTCGGGGGCCGCGCATTCTTACGCGGAGAAAGAGATGAAAAATGGAACAACGAATTGATACAATTAAAAAACTTTATGATTGGTCATCAGAAGGTTACGGAAACAAAGGGCGCATAAGCATAACGTGTGATGCTCTTGCCGCTCTTTGTGCTTATGCAACAAGCATCGGCGTCCAAGCTGGGCACAAACAGCACGCCGACGTTATGTCTGGATGTCGGACTAAGGCCAAAGAAACACGATATTATAAGATGGCCCTCTCCATACTCCCTGAAAGCGATTACCTATACGATCCCCGGCATAGTGAGACTGATGATTTTGGAGATTGGGAGAGTGATTTGATTATACCGGAGGAAAAATAAAATGCTTTTACAATACACTGATATTTTTGACGGCGGTAAAAACGTAAAAATAAAGGGAGAACTGACAACTGAGCACTGCGCATCAAGTTATGGATTGCCGGTTATTTTGCTCCCCGACGGTGGAGTGCTCAGCGCGGAATCATGGGTAATGTTGGGGTATAAAATCCTGTCTCTGACAGATAAGGAAGCCCCCTTGATGGAAAAGTGGCTTAAAAACATGTTTGCAATGTTTGGCATATCCGATAATCCAGCCGCCGCCATGGGGCGCATCAAGACCGAGAAAAAAGCCGCCGCCGCAAGGGAAAACGGCAAGAAGGGAGGAAGACCGAAGAAGGAGGCAGGGAAATGAAGCAATATATATTTACCATAAGGGAACGCAATCACGACCAGATTGAAATCCGAAAAATGGTCGGCAATGTCAAGGTTGACCAATGGACATCCAGAGCAAAAGAGATTCAGGCACTAACCGCCCACCAGGGCAGAAAGGATTGATTATGAAAACGACACCGGGACCGTGGAAATTGGCCGAAATAAATGATGAGGATGGAAATTTAACGCATTTTGTGACAAGTGCTTGTGACGATTCGATTATTACCTATGCGCTGCCCCGAACGTATGCCGATGAAGAACTAATGGCGAACGCTCAGCTAATAGCCGCCGCGCCAGAACTTTATGAGGCTTGCCAGTACCTAGTTGAGAACTGTGAAAACGCCGATGATGACGGCTATAATGATTCGGAATTTATTGAGCAGGTGTTTATTGCTATTGAACGGGCGAAATCCGCCATAGCCATCGCCAAGGGAGAGGGGAGATAGGGAAATAAAATACACTAAGGAAGCGTAAAAAGTAGCAGCTAACCTGCCCCGGCCTCACACCGGGGCTTTTTGCGTGGTGATACGCTCCTTTCTCCACGTCTCAATCAGATCATCATGGGATTCCCATACGCCGTCTATTTTACGGGCCGGGAATCCCTCATTCTCAATCCATCCCTTTATTGTGTTCCAGGAGCGCCTTACTGCTTTGGTAATATCTTTTTTCCCTACCAGTGATTTACTCAACGTGCCTCCCCTTTTCTCAGACCCATAATTTCCAGTGCCTCGTCGTCCGACATGCCCCCGTCCACCATCATGATCGCTAGGCGCTCCAATGTCTCGTAGTCAAAGCGCCGTAACCAGTCAGGCGGAAACGGTTTATCGACTATTTTTGAGTTGCTCATATTCCTTTTTTAAAAAACCTTGTCTTGAGTTGCCTCGCCATGCCACGCCTAGCCAGGCCTCTATTATTTCTTGCAGTGATACAACCTCATCAAAATACTAAATGCCGCCTGTGCCGCGTGATAACATCCAGTTTCCTCGTCCTTAGCTAGCGGGTCTATCTGGCACGCCGTCAGGTGCCTCATAGTTGCATCCCAAAACCTGCGGTCAGGATCATTAAACGGTTGCAGACAGTTAAATGTTCCGTAACCCTTTTTTTCGCCAGCCAGAAACGTATCCGCCAGCGGCTTCAGCACAGCCAACGGCATGGGATACCAGCCCTGCTTTCCCTCATCCTTCTTTTGGCCTTTTAACTCCGCCGGCTTCTTGCCCAGCAAATATTCACCCATGTTTTTCTTTTCCTCCTGCACTTCCGCCTTCTTAACGATTTCGTATCTGATTAATTCGCTCATGGTTTTTGACTCTTTCCTACTGCATTTCTATTTTTTGCCGCTGCGTCAGCCAGAAATTTAAGGGGAATCTTTGATTTACTTTGGCGGTTATAAATCTCTTCAAGCATGGATTCGTATTGTTCCAAATTTGCCTTTTTTTCCACAAACCCGGCGCATATTTTGATTTTTGATTTCATTCGGGAGGATTCAAATTCCTTAACCCAGGCAACTCTTGATATCGCCTGTACGAGCAGGTTTGTATTGTAAAATGGCACGCCATATTTTTTGAAACATAAAACAATATCCCTCACGGTATCGGCATGGTTGCTGTCCTTTTTGATCTTAAATTCACCCATTTTAAACATAAGCCCAAAATTTCCGGAACCGGCGCTATGCCCTCCAAGCATAGACATGGCATTACTCACCCCTATTCCTGTTTCATCACAATATTCTTTCACTGCCAAATATTCCCGCTCTCCATTCCGACAATGAGAATCAAGATAATCCTGCATATTCCACGGTGTTGTAGCTTTTTCGAGCTCGTAAATAGAAATATTGTCAGTACAAATTACATATTTTACGGGGATATTTAATTTTCTTGCTACAAAAAACCTATGATGGCCTGCCTTAATCAATAGCTTACCCCCCTTCTTGGCGACATGCGCTGGATATGCAGGTATCCACCCGTGAATCTTCATGGATTTTTCAAGATTTCGCGTTTTCTTCACATCTCGGTTAAACGACATCATGTCAAAAAGATTGTAATCATGTGATTCTAAAATCCTATCCATTATTTGCTCCCTTTCTATGCTGTTTTATCCAATTCATTATTTTTTCCAGTGCGTCCCCCCTGAGCGGATCATCATCCCTGATACGCTCCAACTGACTTATTGCTATACCCACGAAGTACATTGCATCTGATGGGTCGTTGGGCCGCTTCTCCTCTTGCTCCTTACTTGGCTCTTCCTTAATTTTTAGTTCCGTCATTTCCTTAACAATTTTGTATACATGCGCTGCCGTGACTTTGCCTTCGGGTGCTGTCTCTACCGCCTGTTTCCAGGCTTCACGCTGCTGGACAGGCCCCAATTTTGAGAGAGGGCGGGTTTGGGATTCGGTGGTAGGTGTTACAATTGTAACGCTTTTGATATTTTCAAGGGTTTCTGTCGCCATAATCAACTGGCGGGCGCGGCTTGAATTGAAATCCCATACCCCCTTACAATACACCTCAAACGTCTGGTACTCTCCACCGTTTTTGTGCAAGTACAGTTCCTTATCCCTGATCTGCATCAACGCGCGGCCTACCTCGTAAAATGCGCCGATGCTTTTCTGTATTACGCCTTCCAGCCGGTCTAACTCTTCCCTATCTCTTGTAACTGTCAGCTCCATTCATTCCCCCCTCAGAACGGCACATCTTCTTCGCTCGGATCAGGCCCATAGGCATTATGCGAGTCCGGCAATCCATCATCCTGTGCCTCTTCATTTTTTCGACTACCCAACATCTTCATTTCCCGGCAGTTAATGTCTGTTGCGTAATGCGTTTGCCCGTCCTTCTCCCATTTCCGCGTCTGCATCTTGCCGGAAACGTAAATCAAGCTGCCCTTTTTGACGTATTTTTCGACAATTTCAGATAGTTTCCCCCAGAATACGAGGTTAACCCATTCTGTGCGCTCTTCTCCGTTGTACTTTTCGGTACAGGCAATGGACACGTTGACGACTTGTTTTCCTGCCTGAGTGAATTTACTCTCAGGGTCTCTTCCGCATCTTCCAATAAAATTGCATTGATTAAGCATTGCTCACCTCCACATGTTTCCAGTTTCTTCCTCTTACTATGCTTTGAATAGCAGATGGGCAAACACCATATTTTTCTGCCAGCGACTTACACGTGACTTTTCTTGGAACGTATTCGGTTTTGATTTTTAAGACCATCGCTTCGGTTAGTTTAGCGTTACAATTGTTCTCGCCTTTTTTCATGAAGCCTTGGTCCACAGCCATCCGCATGTTGGCTATAGGTAAAAGCCAACATAGATTTGCTATGGAGTTATTTGTCTTGTCTCCATTTATGTGGCCACATTCCATACCGTCTGGACACGCACCACTAAACGCTTCCAGTACAATTCGATGAACATAATGCATGGTCTTTGTTTTATTTCTATTTAATCCAACCTCTAAATATCCATTGAATTTTGTCTTTGGTTTCAACAAACGCGGAGTTTCTCTTATGCGGATTCCTCCTGGAATAGGAAAAACGAGAGAACGAATGTTTCCTTTACTACTGGCCTCGTAAAGCTCCTCATACCCTATGATTGGTTTCCAGGTTTCTGTTATTTTTTTATTCATTTATCCCTCCATCCCTCCGACGTCGCTAAATTGAGGTTGACGATCATCAGCCCGTCTGTCGTGTATTTTACTTCCGGGTCGGCGCCTAATCGGCCCACCAGAATTACTTTGTTTATCAATCCGTTACCTCCTTAAACTTATCAAAAAATTCCTTCTCGTCCCTGACGTAAATAGTGTTTTCGTTATCATCAGGGCAGTAGATTACCAACGGTGCTCCGCCATATGCGTCTGTTTTGCATATCCCACGTGCCAAGTAGCGATAAATATTGCCTGTTTCCTTATGCCTGAACTTCATGTCTCTCCTTGCTTTCCATATCAAATTCCCTCACTGCCACCTGGATTCTCTCCACCCTCTCCGTCGAGCTGATGTATTTTTCGCTGAGAATATCCTTGATTCTGTTGATGATTTTCTCGTGTGTCAGCATTTACTTTCTCCTTTCCAACCTGTTACTGCCTCGTATTTTTCGAGAGGCGCTTTGATGTCCATAGCAATATAATCAATTAGTTTATGGCGTATCAGCTCTTCCAGTACCTCCGGCCTTGAACCGTTGGTGTCTAGCTTAACCATAAATCCCATGTCCTTAATGCGCCGTACGAATGAGGAAAGACCATTTTGGATAGTAGGTTCTCCACCCGTTACGGTTACGGCCTCCAATTTTCCCCGGCGTGTTTCCAGGAAAGCGAAAATCTCATCTTCCGGTATACATTCTTGAAACCGTTCAGGATCGACCAATTCCGGATTATGGCAATAGGGACATCGGAAATTGCATCCCTGGGTAAAGACTACGGCGCTGATCTTACCCGGATAATCCAGCAGGGAGAACTTTTGTAAGCCGCCTATCTTCATGGCTTTCCTTCCTCTTCACCATCAATATCCTTAAGTTCCTTAATCAATTTGTTGATTGCCTCCATTGCCTTGTCGTAATCGCCGTCCCGCGTGTCCATGATATACATGCGGACCACTGACCAGCATTCCAGCATTTCAGTGTTAGTCATCATACGCATCCCTTTTCCACACTTCGGACACGGCATGCTGATCTCCTGCCCCGATTCCAGTATCGTCTTGATCCGCTTCGTTCCGTCGCAAAGGTCGCATCCAAAAAGGCTTTCGGTCGGTTCTTTGGTCATTATGCCCACCTAACAAATTTAGCTTGCCCACGTTCAATTAACCCTTCGGCTATACTCCATGCGTAAATATACTCATG